CAGTTTGGCAGGCTCACCGAGTCAGCGTTGAACGAAGACCCTGACTTAGATCCAATGGAGGTGGTGTAGATGAAGAAAGATGATCGAACGATAGAAGTGCTGTGCTGCGGTGATCCTAATGCAACATGGACGACGGAGCCCGCGGTTGAAATCGAATATGTGGAAATTAAAAAGTCTGATTTTCGCCCCGCATATTTGGAATACACATCGCGTTCATACGCGACCATGGACGGCACGATCGACGGAGGCCAACTGCCCGAACGGGGGCGCGGTGGCGCAGGAATCGACGACTGATTTGCTCCAGACTCCTGCGAGGATGTCAAGCTCTTTGTGGTGCGTCATCCATTTATTTTCTGGGTGGCGCATCACGACCTAGGGCGCACGACCTAACTATCTGGGGCGTATGACCTAATGCTCTTCGGATCTGATGGCACGGTCATCAGGTTCGCGCGAGATCGAAGGTTCCAAAAGCCGACCCCCCACAATAGATGCCCCCTTCCTTATCCGCTGTAATACTCACGAACCACACAACCCTTACGCTTCGGAAGCCTGCTACGGTAGTACAAACCCGATGGTACCCTTCCTACCTAGAAACAAAAACCGGATCCGAACTTGCAACTTAATGAATAACCGGGAACCTGACAAATTCCAAAATCTCAAATTTTCAGAAATTTTATGCTAGCACCGCTAGTAGCACCGCTATGATTTGGCTAGTAGCAAAACGCTAGCGAATGGCTAGCGTTCATGTACACGTACAGGTACTTCTTGTGATCCAGGGGGAAGGGCTTTATAGTGACGTATGACAATTCGCCCAACCAAGACGCAAGGTGATGAGGAAGTGTGGGTCGCCGATGGGCTGGAGAAGGCCCTCCTGGGCTACGGGGAGCAGGCCGGGCAGACGGTCGCGGTCTATGACTATGCGAAGTGCCTGGATATCTTCGTCGAACGGGACGGCATGGACCGGGAAGAAGCGGCGGAGCATATGAGTTACAACGTGGCCGGCACCCATCTCCCTGGGCAAACCCCCGTCTTTCTCGAACGGGTAGACGAGGACACCCCGACCAAATTTGCGACCCAACAACACAGCAAGCGACCGGCGGGGTGGGCATGATGCAAAAGGTGCAACCGGTACTGGAACACCCTGTTGAGTGGCACCCCACATGGGAGGGGTTCCTCATTACGGTGATACTCTGGCTGGCCTGTTTTTTTGGACTGGAGTGGCTCCGTGACTAAGGCGGAACGACGGGCGGCAGACGAGGCCAAGGAATCCTATAAAAGTGCCCTGGCACATTTGCATGGACTGGACCGGTCGATTGGGCAGATTCAGGACATGCTGGAACAGATGATTGATCTCCGTGAAAATACCATTCGGCAGACCAGCCACGACGTGATTCACCAGTGGCGCACCGAACGGGGCACCGAGAAGATTACCGGCGTAATTCGCACGTCATGGAGCGAACCTAATGACAAAACCCTTCTCACGCAGATGGTGGACGAATCCTGACGACCTGCGCTACCGCGTAGTCGAAATGGGGAGTAAGGCGCTCCCGATTGTGCTGCTCTATGTGGCGACCAGCGGGGTCAGCCAATGGCACACCAACAGCGTCTTTGACGGCAACGAAATACAGAATATTTTGCAGGGGATTCCCGTCATCGGCGGGGGGTATGCCCTGATGAAGTGGTGGAAGCTCGTATGACCGACCAGGCATGGATGAGCTGGCTGGCGCTAGCAGACATTCTTGTCCTGATTCTCGTCATGGGGCTGCATGCCTCGATGCGGCGGGATGGCACCTACTGGTGGAACCCCCCAACCAAGGATTGGAAAGACTCTGATGGATGAGGCCCGACGCTGTACCGCGAAAAGCACACGGTCGCACCAGCGCTGTAAAAAAGCGGCGATTCTGGGCGGCACGGTCTGCCAAACCCACGGGGGCGGGTCGCCCCAGGTGAAACGAAAAGCGGCAGAACGCCTGGCGGACCTCATCGACCCGGACCGCGCGTTGCGCGAAGCCGCCAAACTCGCCTATTCCAATATTCAGGATGTGCTGGACGAGAAGGGCAACGTGCGCCCGATTCAGGAATGGCCGCGGGAACTGGCCGCTGCTGTCAGTTCGATTGATATTACCAAGAAAAACCTCACCGCAGGCGATGGGAAACAGGAAGATGTTATTCGCATTCGGCTGTGGGATAAACCCGCCAATCTGACCCTGCTCTTTAAGCATCTCAACCTTCTGACCGAACACCTTCACCTCTCGGCGGATAAGGAAATTCTGGACCGGCTGATGTCGGCGCGTCAGCGCGTCAGCGACCAGCCGGCGATCGAGGTAGAAATTGTGAAGGAGGACGACGAGGCGCGTGCCTTATCCTCCTGATGGACAAGCCTATAAACGCCTGGCACAGGCGGTGTTGCTGGCGGCAGTGCGTGATGCTGATCTCTGGGAGATTGGGAACCGCGTGGGGAAAGCGGTGAATACCACGCCGGACCGTCAGGTCTTTATGGCGCGACAGTTTCTCGTCACCGAAGACGAATGCGGGGGCTGGTGTATGATGGCCGGATTCGACCCAACGCTCTTTACCGTGCGGATGAAAGCCAAAGTGGACGCGGCATGAAACAGTCTGCCCAGGAAGCCTTGGCTGAAGAAGTCGCCAAGTGTTATCACGACCCGTTGCGCTTTGTGCAGATGATGTATCCCTGGCGGGAACCAGGCTTTCTCCAGCCCTATGATGGGCCGGATGTGTGGCAGCGGGAATTTCTGATGAAACTCGGCCAGTCCGTCAAAGAACGGGGCTTTACCGGCCAAATGCCCGTGGCCCCGATTCGCATGGGCGTCAGTTCCGGGCACGGCATCGGGAAATCGACCATGGTCGCGTGGCTGGTCAATTGGATTATGTCCACCCGTCCCCATGCCAAAGGGACCATTACCGCCAATACATTTACACAGCTTCGGGATAAGAGTTGGGCCTCGATTCAGCGCTGGACCAAGCTCTGTCTCACGCGTGACTGGTTTACCGTCACCAGTGACCGCATGTATCACACCGGCTACAAGGATTCCTGGTTCTGTTCCGCCCAAAGCTGTAAAGAAGAGAACTCTGAAGCGTTTTCGGGTCAGCACGCCGCCGATTCGACGTCCTTTTACGTCGTGGACGAGAGCAGTGCGGTGCCGGACAAGATTTTCGAGGTGGCGGAAGGCGGCTTGACCGACGGCGAACCGATGATGTTTGTCTTTGGCAACCCCACGCGGTCTACGGGCGCGTTTCATCGGATCTGCTTTGGCTCCCTGCGGAAGCGGTGGCATAGCGTGCAAATCGACAGTCGGGAATGTCAGTTTACCAATAAGGCGCAACTCCAGGAATGGGCCGACGATTATGGGGAAGATTCAGACTTCTATCGGGTGAGGGTGCGGGGCCTGCCTCCCGCGGCCTCGGACCTGCAGTTTATCGGCAGTGATGTGATTCAAGGGGCGCAGGCGCGTGACCCGTTAACCCTCCGGGATGATGTTTTAGTTTGCGGCCTCGATGTCGCGCGGGGCGGCGAAGACCATTCCGTCTTTCGGTTCCGTCGGGGCCTGGACGCGCGCACGATTGCGCCGATTCGCCTGCCAGGGGCGGAAACCCGCGATACGATGCGCCTCGTCACCCTAGCCTCCGATATTCTCGAGCGCGAGTTTAATGGCCAGCGCCTCCATACGATGTTTGTCGATGGCACGGGGATAGGCGGCCCGATCGTGGACCGCCTGCGACAGCTTGGCAATAAAAATGTGGTCGAGGTGCAGTTTGGTGCGAAAAGTCCTTCGACAAAGTTTGGAAATATGCGAAGTTATATGTGGGGAAAACTCCGTGAGTGGTTGGCGCGGGGCGCGATTGACACAACCCCACGCCTGGAGTTCGATTTAACCGGACCCGGCTACAAGCACAATGGACGCGATCAGGTGATTCTGGAGTCCAAGGAGCAGATGAAGGGGCGCGGCATTGATTCGCCGGACGACGGGGATGCGCTTGCGCTCACCTTCGCGGCGTCCACCGTGCAGCGCCATGTCCCGTTTCTTAATCGTCAAGCCAAGAACGCCACCGGCTGGCGCAGTTGGATGAGCCAATAACGTATGCCTGCAAACACACAAGAACGCACCCGAGAGTTTATGAATATGGCGCTGGACCGCTGGCGCGCCTGCGATACGGCGGAATCCATGCAGCGCGAAGAGGGCGAAAAGGACTTAAGATTCCTCAATCTCGAACAGTGGGACCCACAGGACGAACGCGACCGCGGCGACCGCCCGACGTTGGTCATTGACCAGATCGGGGAGCCGTTTCGGCAACTCATTGGCCGTCAGAAGTCCGCCAAGCCCGGCATTCTCGCCGTCCCGGTCGATTCCGGCGCCGATGTGGACACCGCCGAGGTCTATCAGGGCCTGATTCGCCATATTGAGAACAAAGGGCACGCCAAACAGGCGCGGGACGAGGCGTTTAAGTCAGCAGCGGGGATTGGCTTCGGCTATTACCGCATTGTGACCGAATACGAGAACGAAGGTGACACCACGGCGCCCTTGGAATCTCTCTTCGACCAGAGCATCAAATATCAGGCCATTGAGAACCCGATGTCGGTCTTCCGTGACCCGGCCTGTCCCTTACACGAACCGGAAAAGTGCCGGTTTGCGTTTGTCGTAGAAGATATCCCAAAAGACGAGTTCGAACGCCGGTATCCGACCGCGATGTCGACCTCGGAAGCCGCCTTTCAGACCACCGGCCTCCAAATGCCGGAGTGGTATCCCGAAAATTCCGTGCGCGTGGCGGATTACTTTTATGTAGCCGTCGAGCGCGGACGCGAAGTCGCCCTGGTGCGGACCCCCGAGAAGGTGGAGTTTACCGTCTGGGCCGATGAAGTCCCCGAGGGGGTCGACATTGTCCAGCGGCGTCATCTGGAACAGCGGACCGTGAAACTGGCGAAAATCAGCGGGTCGGAAATCCTGGAAGGCAACAAGGACAAGACCGAGGGCCGTGACTGGCCAGGGATGTATATTCCCATTATCCCGATGTGGGGTGAATCGCTGGTGGTGGAAGGCAAGCGCACGTTGCGCGGGATTGTGCGCGCGGCGCGTGACCCGCAACGGATGTATAACTATCAGAACTCCGAACTCGTCTATGAACTCGCGCTCAGTCCGAAATCGAAAGTGCTGGCGAGTGTCGAAAGCATCGAAGGGCTCGAACCGATGTGGAAAGAGGCGGCCCGGATACCGTTTCCCGCGTTGCTCACCAAGGCCTTTGACGCCGAGGGCCGGTCGTTACCGCTGCCCGCTGTGGCCCAGTTTACCGACCCGAATAAGATTCAGGCGCTGGTCGTCGCCATTAACCAGCATAAGGCGGACCTTCGGTCCACCACGGGCTGGTATGACGCCACCGACCCGAGCCGGAGTGGCACCGACCAGAGTGGACGCGCGATTATGGCGCGCAAGGAAGCCCAGGCAGAAGGCACCGCCAATTATCAGGACAACTTTGGCCAGGCGCTGATCTTTGAGGGCATGGTCCTCGTGGACCTGATTCCAAAAATTTATCATCGCATCGGACGGGTCTTGCGGCTGGCCGGACTTGAGGACGATTCCCAGTCCACCATGGTGCAGGTGGGCCAGCCCTATATCGGCGAGGAACAGGTCCAACGCATCTATGCGTGGGGCGCCGGACGCTACGATGTCGCGGTGACCGTGGGTGCCAGCTACACCACCCGCCGGCAGGAAGCCGCCGCGTGGCAACTCGATCTAATGAAAATTCTCCCGCCGGAAATGGCCGCCGCGATGGCGCCGATTGCCATTAAAAACGTGGACGGCCCCGGCAACCAGGAGATCGCCAAGCGCCTCAACCAGACGCTCCCCCCGCAACTGCAGGGCCAGGAAGAGAAAACCGAGATCCCGCCGGAGGTGCAGCAACAGTTGCAGCAGTCGCAGCAGATGATTCAGCAACTCACCCAGCGGATTCAGCAGTTGGATGGTGCGATTCAGATGGACGAGGTCAAGGCGCAGAAAGATTTAACCCGCACCCGCGAGTCTGACCAGACCAAGGAACGCGTGGCGCGGATTGCGGCGGAGGCCGAGATCGCCCGCACCCGCATGGAACTGATCAAGGAAATGATGAAAATTGACGCCGCGGGCGGCACCGCGATGGCGCAGGAAGAAACCAAACGCCTCCTGAAACTGGCGGACCTGGAAGTGGCCTCGCAGATGGCCCCTCCACCGGCTCCCCAGGGAGGACCGCCACCAGGACCACCAGGACCACCGGGACCCCAGATGGGACCGCCGGGACCCCCCATGGGGCCACCGGGACCACCCGTCCGTTAGGAGCAACTATGGCAAAAAACTGGATTAAAGGCGCTATTAAAAACCCGGGGTCATTGCGACGCACCCTGGGGGTCAAGACCGGTGAGAAAATTCCCGCCGGCAAGCTCAATCGCGCCGCGAAGCAGAAGGGTGTCACGGGCCGTCGTGCCCGTCTCGCCAAAACACTGAAAAGTTTTAACACTTGAAGCTGTTCAGCACGGTGTGCATAGTGGAGCCTGAGGAGTAATACGATGACGTATGAATGGAATAAAAAACCAAAAACCATGCGGACGCAGACCATACGAAACGCACAGCAAGCGGCCAAAACAAAACCAGCTACGTCAAGTAGTGTATTGGGACGAAG